ACATCCATGGTATCAACAGCATCGCGGGTCATGGGTCAGACATGAAGACCTTCGATGCACAGAAGCAAGATCTTGACTGGGCCCTGGCCTGGCATGATCGCTACTATGCCAACGAAAAGGGCGTGGACGGCGGTTTCATCCTGGCGTTTGGACGCCTACACTACTATGCCCGCACAGCCAAGAAACCTGTGACCTTGGATCGTGCCGTTGAAGACGATCTCTACGAGCTGTTCAAAGCACATTATGGATCACCCAAAGGCTTCCACAAAGACTGCAAAACTCGGCACACAGATTTCCAAAGCAAAAATGCCTTACCGGAATCTTGGTCAGATGCTTGCCTGACTCCCATCCTGGTCATGGACTACTATGATCCCAACAAACACGGTGGCCGACTGGTGCTGCCGCAAGTGCCGAACATGAGTACCTATGCCGGATACTAAGATCTTGTACTTCTATGTGTGGCAGCATCGTTTTGTAGACTCCAACGATGCTGTGCAAACTCGCACCTGTTTCGGACTGACCAGCAATCCACTGAGTCGGTGTCAGAGCTACGAAGGCCATGTGGGTCATGACGTCAAATTCCTGGCCCTGTGGTCCGGACCTGAACGTTTGATCCGCGAGCTGGAAAGCCGGCTCAAACGCGATTTCCATGAACATCTTTTCGTGGGCGCCGGTGGCTATCGCTACGAGTGGGTCACGGAATCTGTACCCACCGAGCATGTGCTGGCCTGGGTGCAATGGGAGATCGAACACACTTTCACAGGTATCAATGCAGTCACAGAGCATGCACAACTTGAACCCCGAGGACATCATGAGTAAACTTCAACTTTATGGCCGACCCTATGTGATCTTTGATCCAGCCAACAAGGATCATCGCCGATGGTTTGCCAAATTTAACAAACATCTGTCCTGGGGCGGCTGCCCGGTGCGATTCGTCATTGATGATGATCACGGTGATCTAGTGACCATGATACAACGCAAGTTGATACAATATTACGTGGACAAGGAATTCGCCGACAAGGTGTGATCTATAAATATCGGCATGACGTCACGTATCTTTGAGATCAAGACGCCGGCCGAAGCTCAAGCTGACTCTTCCCAGGATGTTGAACCCGCACCTCTCCTAGTGCCAGAAGAGAGTCCGCATACTCGCATGCTGGAACGAGTGGCTGAGCTTAGCCGGGGTCGTCCACAAAAAAACACCGAACAAGTGATCATCCATTCGGTCACACGCCGAAAGCGTGTGGCTATGGTCATGACTCCGTTCTGGAGCGTGGACATAGCTCCTTACAACATTGCGAGATTGACAGCTCTTGCCAAGGCTGCAGGTTTCGCTGCCTGTGCCTATGATCTCAATGTGCAGTGCTATCATGCACTGGGCGGTGAGCTATGGAGTCCCTATACTGACTGGAAATGGGAACAGGATGTGTACTGGACCGAAGTGCATCCACAGATTGAAGCCACACTTAATCAGCACATCGACCGCATCGTAGAGTTTGCTCCTGACATCATTGGATTCAGCCTTTACTATACTAACAACAACTGTGCCAGTTGGGTGATTGAACAACTCCGACAACGCTTGCCTGGAGTGAAGATCCTGGGCGGCGGCAGCCAGGCCATACAAGAAAAGGTGCGTTACGATCACTTGTTTGATCACATCGTGGTCGGCGAGGGTGAGCAACTGTTCCTGGAGATCCTGGAAAACATCGAAGCCGATGCTGAACCCTTGCCCAAGTTCCTGCGTCATCCCAAGAGCCAAAGGATCGATCTTGACAGCATGCCTTGGCCTGACTATTCAGATCTGCCTTTGGATCTCTATCGCCTGGGCACATCTGTGGGATCAGAGATCAGTCGCGGCTGTGTGGCCAAGTGCCAGTTCTGCTCAGAAACCACGTTCTGGCGCTATCGCGGTCGCCTGGCCGGTAATATCGTGGACGAAATTGAGTATCAATATCGTACTTTTGGTGTGCGTACTGTATGGTTCATCGACAGCTTGGTCAATGGCAATCTCCGAGAACTGAGAGCCTTTGCCCTAGGCATCGTGGGTCGCGGCATCGACATCAACTGGCTGGGTTACTGCCGCTGCGACGAAAGGATGGACCTGGCCTACTTTGAAGATCTCAAGGCATCTGGTTGTGATCTACTCAACTTTGGCATCGAATCCGGCAGCCAGTATGTGCTGGACATCATGAAGAAAAACGTCAAGGTGGCCGCGGTCGAGCAGAATCTTCGCGACATCACACAGGTCAAGATCAATGCTTTCACCAATTGGTTCGTGGGCTTTCCTGGCGAACGACCCAGAGATTTTGCCGACACCATGACCCTGATGTGGCGAACTCGCAACACCAACATCATTGGTTATGCAGTACAGACCTGCAATGTATTGCCAGACACACCCTTGCATCTCGAGCGCGATCGTTTCGACATCAGTCACGGACACTTTGGTGGACATTGGGTGATGAACGACTATGAAAATACTGTGCTGCATCGATTGATCCGGCTCAAAAGCGTGAACATACTCATGAATCACATGCGCCGTGGCACTGCTAGGCACAAGATCGAGCGTCCCGGGGTGGAAAGCCATTACACTCTCAGCTACCGGAGTGATCGAGCTCGAGAATCCATTCCCTACGAGACCGATTTTGATCATCGCATCATCCAGATCGATTTCAATCCCATGGCCAACAGCTTGGTCAACGAAATCTGGCCATTGTTGCGTGTACTGTGGCTGGCCTGGGGGGAGTTTGAACTCAACGTCACATTTGATCATGATCGAGACAGCGTGGAGTTTGGGCCCAGTCGAGTGCCAGTAGACTCAATGACCAGGATGGATGCGCAGATTTGGTTCCGCATCGAAGCAAACGGGCACTGGCACAGCCGGCATGTGTACGATGTGCAAGCCGGTGGTCCCAATGGTTGGCCCGACGAACGCGGGCTGGACTATGGATTCCGCTTGGGTTGGGAAGGGCGCGGGCACTGGACCCGCCCGGTTGACCAATAATTCACCATTTGCTATAATTAGAGCATGAAAGATTTGAACTGGTATCTCAAATGGACAGCCACTGCGATCTTGATCGCCGGGACCGCGGTCAACAGCCTGGGCTACTACCCGCAAGGTCCCTTGATCCTGGCCCTAGGCGGAGTGATCTGGCTAGTGGTCAGTGTGCGTTGGCGTGAGCCCAGTCTCATCGTCACCAACGGGATCATGCTGCTAACCGGCCTTGCCGGTCTGGCCTGGAATTACCTAGGTTGACCAATAAACACAGATCTGGTATACTAGGACTATCATGACCATCAAGGGAGATGCGCAGTGAGGAACTTTGTGCTGGGATTTTTGGTAGGAATCGTAGTGGCCACCATTGGTGTCACAGGCATCGCCCGCTTGCTGGACCGTGGGGTAGAAGTGGTAAAATCCAGTGCCCAGGAACTGGCACAGTAGGAAAACCGCTTGTTTTAGCAGAGGTTGACCAATTATTCGCCAAATGCTATAATATAGGTGTAGTAAAAATCGCAGTAATCCATCAACTTGTTAGGCAACTTAGAAAGGCAACACACTATGGCAACTGATAAACTTTTCACCGTGGCAGGTACTGCTCGCAACCCCGATGGCACCGTCAAGGCTCGTTTCGCCAATGACCTGGTGAGTCGTGTCAAGATCCTGACCAAAGCCGGCTGCTCTGATATCGATCTCATTGAGCTTCCCCAGCCCATGACCAAGCTCGAGGCTCTGCAACATCTGCAGGGTCTGGGCCGTACCCAAGGTGATGCTGGTTATGCCGTGGCCAATAAACTGGCCGAGAAGACCAAGCTGGCCAAAAAAGGCGAAGTACGAGTCAAGGCCACCAAGCCTGCTCGCAGCACTGTCACTGCCGAAGACATCATCGCAGCAGTCACCGAGTAAGGCCATCGGCTCTCGCCACAAGCGGCCCCAGGGCCGCTTTTTTTTGGCCGGCATAATTAGTATATGCACCGCGACAAATGTCTGCCATGACCATACCGAGATTCCGTTCCGCCGAACCCTTGTTCATCCTGATCATGAGAAACCATGCCACAGCCGAAAGCCTGTTCCGTGCCTGGATACGCGACCAGGCCGTGGAGCATGCCCAGGTGCAGGGCAATCGCATGCATCTCCACGAAAGCGGCGCCTGGGAGAAGTTTGTGATCACTTGGCCCCATGGCTGGGCGGACCTCACCATCTGGGATGCCTGGAATCGCCGACACATCTGGCTAGATTGACTCGGCATTTTCCTTGACACCGGCCAAGATCCTGTATAAAATACATGCATGGATGTGGCACCCTTGATCATCACGCTCACTCAACTGCACGACTTGGCCGGCTGTTATCACGCAGATTCAGACTTTGAACGTGACGCCAAAGTAATGGCCTGGATTGGTCCAAGGTCATACCGTGTGGTCCAGCACCGTGATCAAGCCATCAACACGGATTCCACAGTCCAGATCTTAATCATAAAGGAAAACTAGCATGGAAAGCAATCACGACATCATCCGACGAGCATTCGAAGAGTATCTTACGGAGAACGAGAAATTTGTCACCAAAGGCGTCAAGGCTTCGGCGGCTCGTGCTCGCAAGGCCCTTCAGGAAATCTCCAAGGCCATCAAAGAGCGCAGAAAAGAAATCACCGCAGAAAAAGAAGCTCTCAGCGCTGACAAATCATGAGTGCCACGCCCAACAAAACACGCAACGGTCGTGACCGTCTGGGCGTATTCAACTGGACACAGTTGGTGGCTGCCTTGGAAAAAGCCCAGCGCGGCCGTGATCGCCAACGCCTGCGTAACCGCATGGCCTGGATCCAAAAACATTGCCCACACATGATCCCTGCACAAACATGACCGATCAAGCCACGCTGAGATTCACCAGACCGGTGATGGCTGATCCCGACGACCCCGATGGTCTCTTGCTGGACCTTGGCCTGGAAATCTGCGAGGTACTGGGCTGGCAAGTGGGCGATGTCTTGACCTGGACTGACAACGGAGATGGGACATGGACACTGACCCGCAAAGACCAATCCTAGCCGATCTCAACGTCACTGGCGTTGATCTTGACCGGATCTCAGGATTGAGCATCGACGATTCCATCACCCTGGATCTCAGCCCGCATGGTGCAGCCGCACAGCCCATCTACAGCATAGACATGGGATCAGGCACCATGTTCAACAACTGGACCGCTGGCACCATCACCACCACCACTATTGGTGCCGGCGGTACCGGCAGTACCTTGGGTGCCGGCAGCCTGGACTGGCAAAGTTATGGTATCAAAAGTCCGGTCACCCTCAACCAAAATGGCAGCATTGATCTCCAGGGCGACCAGGCCGACATCGTGATCAATGGTGTGAGCCTGTCAGAGACCCTGCGCACTCTACAGGAACGCATGAACATGTTGGTGCCTGATCCACGCATGGAACAGGAATGGGACGAACTGCGCGAGCTCAGAGAAGCCTATGAGCACAAGCTGGCCCAGTGCCGGGAAAAAAGTCGCATGTGGGACCGACTCAAAAGCATGCCCCCACCGGAGAAACTATGACATCTCGACAAAGAATCGCCCATATTACCCGATGGATCAAAAACTACGCTGCTCGTAACAGAGTCAAGACTCTAGTAGTAGGTGTGAGCGGCGGCATTGACTCGGCCGTGGTCTCCACTCTGTCGGCGCGTACCGGCCTGCCTGTGATCGCTGTGAGCATGCCCATCCGACAAAGCCGAACCACGCACAGCCTCAGCATGGCCCACGGCGCTTGGTTGGTGGAGAATTTTGACAATGTAGAACATCGCCTGGTAGATCTTACTCCTGCTTTTAAACAGTTTGAGCGACTGTTCTTGGATGGATCTGAACTGGGCCTGGCCAATAGCCGGGCACGACTCAGGATGATGACTCTGTACCAGATCGCCCAGGACACAGGTGGCATCGTGGTAGGCACCGGCAACAAGGTCGAAGACTTTGGCGTGGGATTCTACACCAAATACGGCGACGGCGGTGTGGACATCTCGCCCATTGGTGATTGTCTCAAGACCCAAGTCTGGGCGATGGGCCGCGAGCTGGGCGTACTGGACGACATCATTGATGCTGCCCCCACTGACGGACTCTGGGCCGATGGTCGCACCGACGAGTCACAGCTGGGCATGACCTATCCCGAACTGGAAGAGGCCATGCGACTGGATCAGCTCAACGACGATAATATCGAGATCCGGAATCTTGACAAAACTCAACGCAGTCTCCTGCGCCGATATCGCGAGATCCGAGCACGGAATCTGCACAAGATGCTGCCCATTCCGGTGTGCAAATTTGACACATAACTGACCTTCATGTAAACTAGTAATACTAGCCGTTAATGACCAAATGGTGTCATTTGGCCGGGGTTTGGACCGTATTTCTGGCACCAAACTGTAAGTAAAACTACTCAAAAAGGAGAGCACCCCATGGAAACACGGATCGTAGATCATGTCTCGACCGCCATCAAAGGTCTTGCACTTTTGCTAGTGATCGCAGTGTTGGCCTGGAGCACTGACCAGGCCTTTGAGCGAGCCATATTTGAACGCAACAGCATGTCGATAAACTTTGTGTCGGCCTCTGACCGAATGAAACAACTGGAATGCCTTACTCGCAACATCTACTGGGAAGCTGCCAGTGAGCCGTTTGAGGGCAAGGTCGCAGTGGCACAGGTCACACTGAATCGCTTGCAGTCCGGCAAATTTGCCGACACTGTGTGCGGGGTGGTCTATCAGAAAAATGTGGTCTACAGCAGGGTTATCTGCCAGTTCAGCTGGTACTGCGAGCCACATCATCGGGTCAGGCCCGTGCATCAGGTCATGTGGGACGAAAGCCACGAAGTGGCCAAGCGCGTTTTGTTAGAGGGATTCCGGCTGCCCAGCCTGGAACAAGCCTTGTATTATCATGCAGATTATGTGCAACCTGGTTGGCGCAAGCCCAAGATTGAGAAAATTGGCCGCCACATCTTTTACGGAGAACGTGTATGACCATCGACATCGCTCGTGCAAGAACTGCCTTGGAAGGCGCACTCAAACGCATCAGTGCTGAAACCATGGGTTGGTTGGCCGGCATAGTGATACATGCGGCCACTGTGCCAACCTTGCTGGCCATTATCACAGGGTTGACAGATTCAGGTCCCAGTCTTGATGTAGTGGCTTTCATGTGGGCCGGACTGGTACTATTGTTCTTCCGTGCCGTGGTGCTGCGCGACATGCTCAACATCGTGACCCTTAGTTTGGGCTTTATGATCCAGGCCGCGCTGATGGCCTTGATCATCTTCAAGTAGTTGACCAATAATGACGAGTCTGCTATACTACCAGCATGACTACAAAAATCTATCCGCATCTAACTGTAATCGTAGACACTGAGCCTTGGTTCCAGGATCTCCTAAGCGGTTATGGCGATGCTGATCATGCCCAGCGCCGGCTCTTGCGTGAAAAGATGAGCGAGCGCGACCGCAGTTTCTCACAGTGGTTAATCGCTCATGGCTATGAGTACGGACGTGACTATCAGCGATGTGATCAAGGATTCCAATTTGCCAACCCCGGGTTGGCCACCATGTTTGCCCTAGGAGCACAACCATGACCATGCACCTCGAAGGTCCCTGGATGACCACCACGCGCTACAGCAAGCGGCCGCACAAAAAATGGGCCAGCAGTGAGGCCAAGCAACGAGCCGAACGCGAAGCTCGCGAATGGGCCGAACTCAGTCAGCGCCTAGAAGATCTCGCCCCCAACTTTGCTGGCCGCAGGTATGCCGCACAGGCCATGCCGCGCGGTGCATTCCAGCCCTTGCAGAACCGCTCAATCTATCCACCCGGTCGCGAGCCCCAGCAACAGATCCCCAGTCGTGATTCAGGCGTGGGCGTGGCTGCTGCTCCCGCGGCCAAGGTCTACACCGGTACCAAGATCCGCGGCATCGGCACCATGCACAAGTCAAATGCCGTGCCCATCTTTTCCGACGAAGAAGCTCAAGACATCGCTCGCATGCGGAGATGAACTGCCGATGCCTTTGATCTCTGAATCTTATCGACGTTTGCTGGAACGTGAGCATGCGATTAGGCCCTGGGGACACGCTGCCAGCGAAGCCATTGAACAGATTTGCCAGTTCATTGACCGGCATGCTGGCAATGAAATCCTAGACTACGGAGCAGGCCAGGCGTATCTAGAACGTGAGTTACCAAAAAGATATCCTGGTATCAAAATTTGCAGTTATGACCCCGGAGTACCACAAATATCATCTGCCCCTTGCCCTTGCGACTTAGTGGTTTGCATTGATGTGCTGGAGCATGTGGAACCTGATTGTCTAGAGGCAGTGCTGGAAGATCTTGTTAGAGTCACAAAAAAACATGGATTGTTTCATGTATCCACGATACCGGCCTCGAAGATACTGCTCGACGGGAGAAATGCTCATCAGATAGTAGAATCCCACGATTGGTGGTTGGACCGCATCTCACAGAATTTCCGAATAACCAATCATAGTATCAATCATGTATTATTTGAATCCAAATTTGAAGTAGCAAGCAAAGCACTGTGAATTACAACGAACGCATTCGCCAACGCTGTGACTGGTTGCTGGCCAGCCTAGTAGGCGCAGACCTAGTGGAAGATTGGTGGCAGTCACCCAACCGGCACTGGAGCGGCCAGCGGCCACAGGATGTGTTTGAAACCCACCCCCAGGATGTGCTGGACTATCTCATGTATTACGCACTCAAATAAAGGCCACGATGAACATACCCGCCCTAGTGATCACTGCCGTGCTGGTTCTAGCACAGCCCGCCCTGGCCCAGCCTGCACAGAAGGTGTGCGAAGGCGTGGGAGCCGCTGCCGAAACTGCCATGAAAGCCCGCCAGGCCGGAGTGCCCATGAGCGCAGTGATGAGCCATGCCGGCACCACTGAAATCCTGCAGAAGATTGTGATCGACGCTTACTCGGTCACGAGGTACGGCACCGACGAATACCAAGAGCGTGCTGTACAGGAATTCCGCAACAAGTGGGAACTGGCCTGCTTCAGCCTGGTCATCCGCTAGTGTCATGGGCCTGCAGATGCCACGTGACTCACAGCGCTGGCGTGTGAACTCGGTGCCGGGCGTAGGTCCTATAGTGGTACTCACGGACTGGCAGTTCTGGGGCCAGCATCAGGCCCAATTGGATGCCTGGTGTGCGGCCAACGGTGCCCAGCGCCAGGGCATGACCGTGGACATGCCCGAGCCTGTGTTGATGTTGTTTGCCTTGAGGTGGTCATAATGAAACGGTGGATCACGGCCCGTGCTGTACGCACTTGGGAATATGATGCTGAGACAGTGGTTGGAATGGATTCGTGGATAAGACAAAATATCGGCCGGCGCTATTGCCATAGTGCTGGACATTTCCATTTCCGTACCAAAAAAGACTGTGCTTGGTTCTTGTTGAGGTGGTCATGAGACACCATCGGTTCCCGCATGAAGTGATCATACACAAGTCACGGCACCATGAGGCCGAAGCGTGGTGCCGTGAGCATTTTGGTGCAAGGTGGGCGGCCATGGACAATCTGCATGGTACATGGTGTTGCTTCTGGGCTGGTCGAGAACGATTTGGTGCTTATCGATATCATTTCGCCGACGAGCAAAATGCTACCATGTTCGCTCTGAGGTGGTCATGAGCAACCGTGAATCCCAGTGCCGGGGCTGTGATCAACCGCGTGAGTTCCACTGCGACCAAGGCCAGTGGTGGAATCTCTCTAACTATTATGGCATCACCGGCTACTTCTGCCCTGCGTGTTATGACAAGGTCTCACATGATTCCTACGGACGGCCTTGTCAGCCCCAGGAATATCTACTGATGATAATGAGGTTGGCATGAGCAAGCGAGATTGGTGCAACATTCCAGTTCGGGTGCGATGGCAGGGTTCGAACCAATGGCAGGATCTGCGTGTGTGGCTGCAGGAGCATGTGCATGACTGGGACTATGACGCTGCCGGAGCGGACATCGAAGATCTGAACCGCAAAACCATCTGGTTCGCCCGCGAGCGGGATGCTGTGTCATTTGCCCTGAGGTGGTCATGAGCACCTTTTTCGAACATGTGGTGGAGCAGTATCCCCTTGAACTCAAAAAGAAAAAATACCGATACTGGCGTCAGATGGCCCAGGCCAACGCAGACTTCCGTAGCGGCCGCCCGCCTTGTCGGGTCAACGGCATCAAGGACTTCAGTGATGAACTGCGGGCGTTTGAACAGTGGATGAGGGAACAGTGGGGCTTGGATGTGGCCATGGCCCAGGATGGCCCCAGCCCTTACTACACCGTGGTGGATGAACACAAATATCTCTTGTTTGAGTTGAAGTATGCGGGGTGTGATAATGGATAAAGAAACTCGAGAGTTTTGTCACAAATATGATGCCCATGTTGGGCCCAGCACCCGCATGCATCGCAGGGTCAGACGCACCACAGTGCAGATGTGGAGCGAGAACGATCCTGGGCTATTCCCGACCTTGCCCGCAGAGGAGGTGCCTTGCGTGGAGATCCACATGCCAGCAGATCGATTCCAGGCACTCATGGAACACGATGCGTGGTTGGAGCGAGAACAGCGGCGTGGCGATGGGTTCATCGGCAACGGAGCCGTGCGTATAGCCCGCGAGCACGAGCGTGAATGCCGCATACGCCACGAGCATCCAAGTGTACAAGCGGCCTGGGAGCAGTATCAGATCATGCTGCGATTGGTGGATGCAGCACAGCCGTGATTGCGCAACATCGATCTGCAACGTCATAACTACTCAACTGAAAGGATGTCGAATGACTCGTTATTTTGATTTTGGACGAATTGCCAACCGCAGTGAATACTGGGCAACTTTGATATTGACCAGTGTGGCTGCACTGGTGCTCACCCTTGTGAGCTTGACACCAGTGGGCCTGGCCGGTGGAGATTCAGCAGCAGCGATCCTGTCTCTGATCCTGATCCTAGCTGTGATGGTGGCCGGAGTGTGGATCACCCTGGCCGTTAGCGTGGCCCGTTGCAGGAGTGCCGGGATCAACCCTTGGTGGACTGCGGCCTTGATCCTGCCTTATGTGGGATTTGTGGTCATGATTGTTTTGGGCTGCTTGGCTCCGCGGGTCTCGGAGGCACAGGCTTGAACACCGACCAGCTCAAGGTCTGGAGCACCATCGCAGACTCGCCCGCCAACTACTATGTCACAGCCAGCGAAGCCGAGCGTGAAATCATGCGCGACTGGGTCACAGGGCTCTTGCGCGAACGTGAAATCACAGTGACCTTTAATCGAGCCGATGGAGCCGAACGTGTGATGCGCTGCACCCTACAGGCCGGTGTGATGCCAGAGATCTTGCGCGAAAGCTCAGAACCGCGTCGTGACAACACCGATGTATGTGTGGTCTGGGATGTCACACAGGGCGCATGGCGCAGTTTCCGTTGGGACCGAGTCACCCGCATCGAGTTTGATCTTGGCTAAAGAAGAAGGCATCCGTATGGAAGGGCAGGTCACGGAAATCCTGCCCAATGCCACTTTCCGTGTAGCTCTGGAAGGTGTGAACACAGTGGTCTTGGGTGTGATTTCGGGCAAAATGCGCCAGCACAACATCAAGATACTCTTGGGCGATCGTGTAGAAATTGAGTTTTCGCCCTATGATCTCACACGTGGTCGCATAACTCGGCGCCGATAAATACCTCATGGACCTAAGAAACACACTTGATCTGGTAGAGGCCAGCACTCGTCCCGCCAAGCTGGAGACCACGCCCTTGCCCTATGGTGAGCGGGATCTTGAACCCGTGATGAGCCGAGCCACCATCGACTACCACTATGAACACTTGGCCAAGGGCTATGCAAAAAGATACAACGCCGGCGAAGGCAATGCGGATTTCAATCGTGCCGGTAGCTTCCTACACAACAAGTTCTTTCCGCAACTGCGGGCGCCCAAAGGCGCCAATCGACCTCGTGGTGCAGTGTTAGAGTTGATTGAAAGCAAGTTCAAGACCTGGGAAGATTTCAAAGCAGCATTCAAAGAAGCTGCCATGCGGATACAGGGCTCAGGTTGGGTGTATCTTTCCACTTCGGGTGACATCAAGACCATCGCCAATCATGCTGTGAGAACTGACATCTGTGTGCTAGTGGACTGGTGGGAGCATGCCTGGGCTTTGGATTATCAAAGCGACAAAGAACGATATTTGGACAATATCTGGCGGATCATTGACTGGGACGTTTGCAACGAGCGACTATGAAACTAGACACAAGTGCTGTGAATAAATTGCGTGAAATCTTGGCCGAAGAGGCCAATCCCGACACTCGCCTCCGAGTGTTTGTACAGGGCGGTGGATGCTCAGGATTCCAGTATGGATTTGCCTTGGAAACTGAGGCCGGTGACGACGATTTCGACTTTGACTACGAAGGTGTGCGCGTGGCCGTGGATGCCATGAGCATGCAGTATCTACAGGGTGCAGAAATCCGCTGGGTGGAAGATGCCCGCGGTGCCAGCTTCATGATTGAAAACCCCAATGCCCAGACCACCTGCGGCTGCGGGTCTAGTTTCAGCGTATAAGAGCAGCGGCTGCGTCGCGCTGTCTTTCCAGCTCAAGGTATTCTTCCTGGGTGAGTGTGGTAGGTTTGTTCAAGGCCTGTTCGCGCACATGACGCAGGACCTTCCAATCGCTGTTGCGTAGGAAAATCCTGGCTTCAGCCTCTTGCTGTTCCAGAGCCTTGGCCGCAGTCATGTCGGCCGTGACTGGTAGTACCTGTCGGCTGGGAATGTCAAAGTAGTGTGTACCGTGTTCGACGATGCTGTCATATTGATCATCGGTGATGATGACCACCTGCACCGAGTCAGGCACTGCGGGTTCATAGTCAGGTGAACTGACGATTCTTTCGTTTTCTATGCACAAATAACGCATGATTTCTCCGTTGATATCTAGCTGTTGCTCCAAATGGCCAGATAGTTGCCCTGCGGGGCTGATCTTTGTTCGCTGTTGCTGACCCAAACCCGCATCCTGTCACCGCCGAAAGGCTGGAATTTGCATCGCAAGGTATCGTTGTTGTCCACATCACCATTGAACTGGATCTGGCTAATGCTGGCTAAAAAACCTATCAAGTTGGCCATGGTTTTTCCGGAGGGCGGGAATACATCAAAAAAGTTTTCGGTGTCAGAATTTTGTTGTCCCCAAGCAAGCACCGTTTGTTGGCTTTGATAGACGATCGTGGCCACGTTGGCGCTGATCTGTTGGCTGGCATTGAGCACGATGGTCTTGTTGTCGATCTTTACACCGCCCAGGGTGGCAGTGGTAGCCTGCGGCAGCACATAGCCTGCTGGTGCGGCTGAAATCACTCCGGTGCTGGGATTGATAGTGATGGTGCTGCCGTCGATTCTCACACCACCCAAGGTGGAAGTGCTGGCTATGGGCAAAACATAGCTGCCACCGCCGCCCACTGCACTGAGCACACCGTCGCCGGATATGGTCAATCCTGTGCCCACACGGATTACTCCGCGTGTGGCCGCTGAAGCGAAAGGCAGTCCGCCAGTGTTCACGGAAATCTGCCCATTGGCTGCCAGGGCCAGGCTGCTGGTGTTGACCCGCACCATGCCCAGCGTGGATGCAGTGGCCTGTGGTCCCACGGCGGAAATCACTCCTGATCCGCTGATAGTGATGGTGCTGCCATCTATCTTGACACCGCCCAGCACCGAAGTGGTGGCCGTGGGCAAGGTGTAGCCGCCGGGCGCAGCTGAAATCACACCCGAACCGTCAATGGTGATGGTGCTGCCGTCGATCCTCACACCGCCTAGAGTCACAGTACTGGCTGTGGGCAAGGTGTAACCGGTGGCACTGAACGTGAACACATTGCCGGCTTGGCTCAGCCCTGAACCTGCGAATGTGACGCCGTTGGCTGACACCAGCGCATTGGGACCTTGTATACGACGTATTCCGGTGTTGGTTATGGTCAAAGTACCGGCCGAAGTTATGGGGCCTCCTGTGACCTGTATGCCTTCGCCGCCGGCACCGTCCACGCTGGTCACGGTACCGGTACCCACAGGCAGCACTCCACTGACCCAGCTCACACCATTGCTTATCAGCACATTGCTGGCCGCACCCGGACTCACCACACTTACCGGGCTGGTTCCCTGGCCGATTATCACTCCGTTAGTGGTAAGATTGGTCACGCCTGTGCCGCCAAATGGCACGCCCAAGGGCGTGGTCATGCCTGTGAGGCTGGTGATGTCCGAGTTGGGGCCACTGGCTGCTGCGCCAAGATTGGATCTAGCTCCCGAAGACAGGGGCGATCCTGTGCCACCAGCTGACACCGGCAAGGGTGTGATTCCTGAAATGGTACCTCCGGTGATGGCCACAGCATTGGCGTTTTGTGTGGCTATGGTCCCAATGTTGGCTATGGCACCTGAACCCAGTCCCAGGTTAGATCTTGCAGTGGCAGCGTCTGTGGCTCCTGTACCACCCTGATTTACCGGCAATGCCGCCGTGGCCGTGAGCGTGCCGCCGGTGCTGATCACAGCGCCCGAAGCAGCGCTGGCCAATGCCAGCGAGGCCAACCCTGTCACAGAACCGCCGGTGATGGCCACAGCATTGGCATTTTGTGTGGCTATGCTGCCCAGGCCGAGATTGTCACGAGCCTGCACGATGGTGGCAGCCCCAGTGCCGCCCGAATCCAAGGGCAAAGGAGCAGTGAGATTGGTGATAGTACCGCCTGTGATGGCCACTGCTCCGGCATTTTGCAGGCTCATGGTACCAAGATTGGTGGTAGCATTGCGTACAAAAGCCGTGGTGGCTATCTGGCCCGTGTTGGTTCCGTTGGCTGCAGTAGGTGCAGTGGGCACACCTAGAAATTGCGGACTAGAAGTCACGAATGCTGTGGTAGCCAGTTGGGTATTGGCAGTGCCAGCTGGAGCGGTGGGCGCAGTAGGCACACCGGTAAATGCCGGACTGATCTTTTGTGCATCCACATATACCTGTGTGGCCAGCGCGGACCAGCTGTTGGCTGAGCTGTAAGTGCTGATGGTATCTGTGTTGCTGTTATACCAGAGCTGCCCTAATATGGGCGCTGTAGGCGCTGTGGCCGCGGCAAAATTCTCCAGCATGAAAACAAAGTTTTCATTCTGTGCTGTGCCAAAATTAGTTACCCCTTGCCCGATCAGGGTGATGCTGGTGGCACTGGTGTTGGCTACCCCGTCGGGCACGATGGCTATGATATTTCCACGACTATTGTTGATGATATATGACATGTGTCACTCCGCTGAAGGTATTTAGCCAGCTGCAGCCAATGCCAGACGGCTAAATACACCAAGAGGACTTCCAAACATGGCTCAGCAACAAATCAATGTAGGCAATGTGGCAAACGACGGTGATGGTGATCCATTACGCACAGCTTTTATCAAGTGCAATGATAATTTCACGGAATTATACAACATCGGCGGTCTGAGCGGACTGTCTAACGGATTCAGCAATATCCAGCTGTATGGCAGCGGTTCTCCGGCCAATGTGATCACCATGGCCACAGGCAATGTGCCAAATGTGGTAGTGATATCCAGCAGCGGTACCACTTTGCTGGGCCAGATGGCTGCAAACACTGTCACTGCCACTGGTAATATCACCACTGGCGGACTTTTCGTGGGCAACGGCAGCCAGCTCACAGGCGTGATCAGTTCCAGCCCAGCCAACGCCCTGATTGGCAATATTTTAAGCAGCAACGTGACCACCAGCAGTCTTACAGCAGTGGGAGTGCTGGCCAATCTTAGCGTCAGCGGCAACACCGTGGGTGGCAATTTTGTCACTGGAGGACAACTCAGTGCTGCTGGCAACATCACCGGATCCAACTTCAACACCGTTGGATTGATCCTGGCCACCGGTAACATCACTGGTGGGAATATTGCTTCTGCGGGTGATGTAGCTGCAGCAACTATGTCAGCGTCGGGCAATATCCAAGGGTCATTTTTCATCGGAAACGGCAGTTTGCTCACAGGTGTCACATCTACCACTGCTGCTAGTGCTCTCACGGGCACCACACTTTCGGCCAGTGTGATCAATTCCAGCCTTCAAACTCTGGGAAATCTCACGGACCTTGTGGTCAGTAATGCTCTGGGCGGATTCGGCAATATTTTTTGTGGCAACAATATATCTGCATTGGCAGAGATAAGTGCATTTGGCAACATCACTGGTGGCAATCTCATCACTGGTGGATTGATTTCAGCCACGGGTGCCATCACAGCCGGCGGCGACGTCACGGCCCAGAATGTCAGCGTGCCCGGCGGCAACATCGGTGTGGCTAACGTGGCAGCCACAAACACCATCACCGCTGCAGTGGTTTCTGCTTCGGGCAACATCACTGGCAACAATGTCACGGTCAATGCTAACCTGGCAGTGACAGGCAACACTGCTTTGGCCAATCTCACAGTATCGGGCGTGGCCAATTTGGCTGCCATTTCCACTCCGGGATCGATCACGGTCACTGGCAATGTCACTGGCGGCAACATTGATACTGCAGGCCTGATCACTGCCACCGGCAACATCACAGCCACGGCCAACGTCAACGGCGGCAATATACGGTCACTGGGTGTGATAACTGCCAGCGGCAATGTCACATCATCGGGTAACGTGGCCGCCGGCAATGCCATCATTTCAGGATTGATCACAGCCACAGGTAACGTTACCGCCAGCAATGTGGTCACAGCAGGTCTGATCACAGCCACTGGCAACATCACCGGTGGCAATGTCCTTTCGTCGGGCACGCTCACGGTCTCAGGTGATTCTGTGATCGGAGGCAATCTCACAGTCAACGGCAACCTCGCGTATGTGAATGTCGAAGCCTTGGAAGTAGAAGATCCCATCATTGGAGTTGGGCGCGGCGCCAACGGAGCCAATCTTACCACCAACGACGGCAAAGATCGTGGCACCTTGCTTTATTGGTATAGCAATGCCGCTGCAGCTCAGAGATCGGCATTTTTTGGCTATGATGACAGCACAGGCAAACTCATAGCAGCCACGCAGGTCACGGTCACCAATGAAATAGCCACAGTGAATGCCTATGGTAACATCGTGGTGGGTGGCATAGAATCAGCTTCACTGTCGGCTTCAGGTAATGTCACTGGTGGTAACATCATCACAGGTGGCTTGATCACAGTGTCTGGCAACGTGATCGCCACTGCTTTAGTAGCCGGCAGCCTCAGCTTGTCAGGCAATGTGTTGTCTGCGCTCAACGTAGACCAGACCATCACCACTACAGCCAACATCACCGCCGGTAATCTTGTCACTGGAGGTCGTGTCACTGCTACAGGAAATATCACCGGTGGCAACGTGGACACCGGTTCGATCACAGCCACAGGCACAGCATCAATCACAGGCAATGTCACAGCAGGTAATCTAGCCACTGCTGCAATCACAGCAAATGCCACAGTGAGTGCCACCGGCAACATCACTGGTGGCAACCTTGTCACAGCGGGTCAGGTCACAGCCACTGGTAACATCACCGGCGGCAACATCAACACCGGTGCATTGAGTTTATCTGGCAATATCATCACGGTGATCAATGCCTCAGGCAACATCACTGCACCCAATCTCTTTGCACTGGGACAGATCAGTGCCACTGGCAATGTGATAGCAGCCAATGTACAGTCGGGTACCCTGAGCCTGTCGGGCAACGTGATTTCTGTACTGAATGTCACTGGCAACATCACTGCAGGCAATATTGCCAGTCCCGGGCGTGTCAGTGTGGCTGGAAATGTCATAGGCGCCAATGTACAGTCAGGCACACTGAGTCTATCGGGCAACGTGATTTCTGCACTGAATGTAACCGGCAACACCACATCTGGCAATGTCACAGTCAACACAGTGTTTAGAGTGCCAGTTTATGCTATCACTCCAGCATCGGCTCCGCAAGGGGCCATCATATTTGATCAGTCGGCTGGGCTTGGTTCACAGTTCAAAGGATGGAATGGTTCAGCTTGGGTTAATCTGGGATAATCAGCATGGCACAACCTGTTTGGCAAACCCCGGCTGGTAGTCTCGGAGTCATACCCGAGGGCATATTCTTCAGCCAGGTCCTGGAGGCTACTGATCCAGATGCGGGCTCGGTAACCTATCAGGTCATCGCCGGCACATTGCCGCCTGGAGTGCAACTCACAGCCAACGGACAGATCAGTGGTGTGCCGCAGGCCACTAGCACCATCCAGGGTGTGCCTACTCCTGTGAATCGCGACGTAACCAGCAAGTTCGTGATCAGAGCCCGGGCGCTGACACGCATCGCTGATCGAACATTTACTCTCACAGTGACCGGCAATGATGCGCCGCAATTTGTCACACCCGCTGGCTCCATAGGCACGTTCTACGACGGCGATCGTGTGGATGTCACTGTGGAATACACCGAGAATGATCCCGGAGATGTCACAGTGGTACGACTAATCGCCGGAGAACTACCTCCAGGTCTGTCACTCAGCGCTGCAGGAGTGATAACCGGCTACATCGAACCGGCCACACCCTATGATCAAACCCCGGGCAATGACGAAACTCCTTATGGTGTGGAACCCTATGACTTCGTGGTAGAATTCCAAAGCAGGAACTATCAATTCACGCTGGAAGTCACTGATGGTAAGACCAGTGACCTGCGCACGTTTACCATGTTCGTTTATGCTCGCAACGAGCTCACGGCCGACAATACCACTATCACTGCCGACAACTCAGTGATCACTGCCGACGAGACCAACACCCGGGCACCATTCTTGGTCAATGCTGCCCCCAGCGATCTTGGCGCTGTACGCAGTGACAACTACTTTGCCTATCAGTTCATTGGCGAAGACTACGACACCGCAGATATCAGCTATGCCATATCGGTGAATCAAGGTTTTGGTCTGCCTCCCGGGCTCACTCTGGATCCCAGCACCGGCTGGTACTACGGCGAAATCCCTGATCAAGGCACCACCGAAGTAACTTACAGTTTCAATATCACAGTGTATCAGACTGAAAGCGTGCAGGCACCTGTGTCTTGTATCGCCACGTCTGCAGCTACCAATCGCATCACTTGTGTTAGCACTGCACCCTTGGTCGGCCCCGACGACTGGTTCATCGCTGGGGATGAGCCTTTGTACATTCCCATCAAGCTGTCGGGCACGGCCCTGGGCGGACTCAGCACCGCTGGAGAAATCTTGTACTATGTGGCCTATGTGTATTCGGCCACTGAGTTCAGCATCGTGGACAGCCCTACCAGCACAGATCTAGTCAATCTTTCTACATCTGCAGGATCAATGACTGCGTCAGTGGTAATCACCAGCGAGCCATTTCCGTTCACACTGACCCTAACTGGAGCCATTGACACAGAAATAACCTGGCTCACTGACAGCGATCTAGGCACACTGGTCAACGGTGAAACCAGCCTGCTGCGCGTAGAAGCTGTGAATCGTGGCGGTCGTGATCTGGAATACCGACTGCGACCCGGCGCATTCAACGAGCTGCCGCAAGGACTGCAACTACTGCCATCGGGCGACATCGCTGGACGTGTGACATTCAATACCTTTGCCATTGACCTTGGTGCCACCATCATCGATGACAATACCACCACCTTTGACAGCGCCTATGTGTTCACGGCCGAGGCCTACGCACCGGACACACAGCAGACCCTTTACAATGTGGCCGAAATCCAAGTGGTCGCCGGTGGTTCGGGTTACAGCCGCAGCTCGCCGCCCACCATAGTTTTCCAAGCTCCCATTGGTGCCAGTGCGGTACGAGCTCTGGCCGGCAATGTCACCATCGGTTTTGACAGCACCATAGCACAGGCAGCACGCAGTTCTCTCAATGTGGCTACCATAGTAACCAATGAACCACACCAACTCACCGATGGAGCAGGAGTCAGCATCATTGATTGCTCTCTGGCCGGATTTGATGTAGTTGGGGCCACCATTGGCAACGTCACTGCCACATCGTTTACCTATACCAATGCAGGGGCCACTGTGTCTCTGCAATCAGCCACCGGAAACGTGCAGTCAGGCTCGGGAATCACAGCAGTGGCGGTGGCTGATCCTGGTGCTGGATATGTCAGCACTGCTGGCAACATCATTACCATTACGGATGGCTTTGGTGGCACCGGGGCCAATCTCCAAGCTGTGATGCAGGCCACAGGAACCCGAGATGTCATCTCTACCTTCAAAGAATTCACTATCACCTTGATACGAGAATATGATGCTCCCTATCAGAATCTCTATGTGGTAGCCATGCCTCCCCAACAGGATCGTGAACTCCTGTCAGAACTGCTGGACAATCAAGAGATTTTTGTGCCTGACTACATTTTCCGAGCCACAGATCCCAATTTTGGACTCAGTACACAGGTACGCTATCAGCATGCATTTGGTCTTGCTCCTGATGCACTGGATGTGTATGTGGAAAGCCTGTATCTCAATCACTACTGGAAAAATCTTGTGCTTGGACAGGTAGAAACAGCCATTGCACGTGATGCCAACGACAACATCATCTACGAAGTGGTGTATAGCCGTATCATCGATGACCTGGTCAACAATCAAGGCGAGAGTGTGGCCAAGATTGAGCCCTTGGCCTATGCAATCACAGATCCCGGAGATGGCAGTTCGGTATTGAATGTGGTCTATCCCAACAGTCTGGACAACATGCGAGATCAAGTCATCGACACCGTGGGGCAGATCAGCACCGGATTGCCGCTGTGGATGACCAGCAAGCAGGCCGATGGGCGAGTGCTGGGTTTCACACCAGCCTGGGTGATCTGCTATGCCAAACCCGGGCGAGCCAGACAGATCGCCTACTATTTGGCCAATGAGTTCGGTGAACAGCTCAATAAGATAGATTTCAAAGTGGATCGATATGTGTTGGATCGTGCTCTCAGCCTTAACTGGGATACCGGCACACAAGACTGGACCCCACAGCCCAATCTCACCACCTTTGACAGATTCAACACATCGCAGTTTACATTCCTACAAAGTGTTGATATCGGTACTAATCTCGCTTACTCAGATGTGAGCGGGCGTACCCTGCAGGAAGTCAATGATCTCGGTGGGTTCGATGGCATCATCAACCAGGTCGATGGCAACACCATAGTGTTCGTCAAGCAGGAAAATTACAATGGCCCTCCCGGTAGCAGCTATCCAGATGCAGATTCGGCCTGGGAAGATCCAGTGGTTACCTTTGACAGCGAACCCTTCGATGCTACCGGCACCAGTTTTGACGAAGCCAAGACCATCAGTGGCGGTGTGATCCTGGAATGCGACGAAACTGCTGCTGGAACTAACATCATCACTTATGTCAATGTCACTGATGTGGCTCTGGTCTACGAAGATTTGCCGGTTATCATTACTGGCACCGTGGCCGGTACCGGTCTTGCTACTGGTGTGCATGTGGTCACCTCGGCACCCACCAAAGACACCTTTACAGTGGCCAAGGCATCCTGGGTGACCAACACACAGGCCGACACAGACCTCATCACGGTCAGCGACAGCGCGGGACTCAGTGTCAACGATACCATAACTTTTTTCCAAACGCCGTTTGGCGGTCTGGTGCCAGGTGTGACCTATCATATCTTGACTGTGACCAGCATTGGCGGTGGGGCAGCGCAGATCACAGTGAGCTTGTCTTCGGGCGGAGTGAGAGAAACACTGACCACTGCCGCAGGGCTATGCTTGCTGCGCCGGACCAGTGACGTGACACTGAACTCGGTATCAGGCATCACTGGACTCACAGTGGAAACCTTCAACGAACGCATGGCCGTGTGGACCATAGCTGTGGGATCCGGCGGTGTTCTTGGCCTGTCTATAAAAACGCAGACACAAGACCCCACACCGCTGAGCGTTTCGCCGCCCTACTTGCCGTTTGTTTCTGTGACTCGTGGTCAGCAGTATATTTCAGCTCAACTGTACAGGCCCGTGTTGCCAGGCACAGGATTCACCCGTGTGAGCTGGCTGGCTGTACCTACCATAGTCACAGATGAAACCACCTTCGACCAAGGCAGTGTGGACTTTGTAGAACCAGTGGATATGTACAATCCGGGCGAAACCAACGATAAATATCTGGTCTTCCCCAAAACAAATATTTTGGTTTAACAAAGGATATCAAATGGCCAGCCAAATCAATCCCAACTCCATAGATGCTGCTTATCCTGTGGCCGGACAGGACAACAGCACACAGGGATTTCGTGACAACTTCAATCAGATCAAGATCAATTTCCAGTTCGCCGAAAGTGAAATTACACAACTGCAAACAGCCTCGGTACAACGCGGCAGTGGGGTAAACAACGACCTCGACGGCGCAGTGATCTACAATGCTAGGCTGCAGAAAACTTCAGACGTGACCTATGCTTTGGGCACTGTGACCAGCAATGCTGCAGTGATCAATGCCAGCGCCGCCAATTATCAATCTCTGACCTTGGGCAATGCCAGTGTGGCCCTGAGCTTTAGCAATTTTCCCGCTGCTGGCAGCGAAGCAGAGGTCACGTTGGCCATTACTGTGCCTGACCTTGGCAACAGTGTGGTGGTATTTCCGTCGTCGGTGGGCAATGCTACCAGCAACGCATCTGCGCAAGGCATACAAGGGCTCACAGGCAACACCCTAACATTTGCCGAAACTGGCACCTATGAACTGGTGGTCAGCACCGCGGATGGCGGCAGCAGTGTTTCCATCCAAGATCTCACCCGGCCACGCAATCGTTGGACCAACCCCTTGTTTGTCACTGGCAGCGAAGACCTTGCCAGCGGAGCAGCGGCCAGCCTGCTCAAGACCACCAGTTATTTTGCCACTTCAACTGCCGAAACTGCCACTCTTGCGGCCGGCACCGACGGTCAGATCAAGGTATTTTGCATGTCGGCCGATGGAGGCGACATGGTGATCACTGTGACCAATGCCGGCTGGAAGACTTCAGGAACAGGTACCATCACTTTCAACGCCATAGGCGATGCATGCACACTGCTGTATGTCAACAACAAATGGTATTGCATCGGCAACAATAGCTGTGCTTTTGCTTAATGGACAACTAAATGAGTGACATAAATTTTCTCGACATTGACGGCAACTACCCGGTAGCCGGGCAAGACAACAACAGCCAAGGCTTCCGTGACAATTTCACCAACATCAGAGTGGCCCTGGAAACTGCCAACGATGAAGTGGGAGATTTGCAGATCAAGGCCCTCTTGCGTGCTCCATTGGTGGGCTCCAACATCGCCTTGTCCACCAGCAACAATCTAGCCAATGCCGCCAGCGGACTTTCCGAAGGAGCCTTGTTGGGTGCTGTGGTACGCAACTTCGGTGCTACCAAAATCACTTCCAGTACCACTTCGGGCACAGTGACCGTAAACTATGTGTCAGGGCACTATGTGTCTGTGAGCACCACAGGTTCGATCACCCTGGCTTTCACCAACTTTCCCGCATCGGGCACCTACGGATATCTAAAAGTACAGATCAACATAACCAATATCGCGCATACCGTGACTCTGCCTGCGGCCGTGACTCTGGGACTTTCAGGATTGCAAGGCTATGCCGCCGGCACCATCACATTTGCTGCCACCGGTGTGTATGAGTTTGCATTTGGTACCTACGATGCTGGCACCACCATCACTATTTTTGATCTCAACCGAGCACTCACTAACTTTGCAGCAGCAGACCTCACCGTAGACGATCTCACTGCTGCTGGAAACGCCAATGTGTCCGGATCAGTGAATGCTGGCACTACAATAACCAGTCTAGGTTCTGTCAGTGCTGCAGGCAATGTGATCGGTGGTAACGTGCTCACCGGCGGCATCATAAGTTCTACAGCCAATGTGGTAGGCGGTAATATCACCACTGCGGGATTGATGAGTTCGGCCGGCAATGTGGATTCGGCTTTTGTGAACTCACGCCTGCGCCCCACCACAGGCACTTCGACCCTGGCTCCATTGGTGTTCACGGGCGGTACTCTAAACACCACCGCCACGGCCGGATCTGTGGAATATGATGGCACGGTGCTTTACAACTCGCCCACCACTGCACAGCGGGGTCTGTTACCGGCCATGATGTTCCGTTTGCAGACCACCAATAGAACACTGGCCGATTCAGCTAGCACTCAAAACGTATTTGACACCCCGGCCAGCATCACGCTTGACAGCAGCATGGCCTACGAACTGGAAGCTGTGTACTACATCACTCGTTCCGCAGGAGCCAATCCGCATACGCTGAGCACTTTGTTCAGTCTAGGCGGCAGCCTCACATCTATCACTTATCTAGCCGAGACCACCAGCACCACCGGCAATGCTCTAGGTCCTGTGAGCCGGCTCATCGCCACCGGTGCTACAGCCACGGTGGTCACGGCCAGCAGCTCTGTGACCACCGAACAAATCACTGTGACCTTGCGTGGCATCGTGAGGACCAATGCCGGCGGTTCATTTACACCGCAGATACAATACAGCTCAGCTCCGGGTGGTGCTCCCACCATTTTGGCCAACAGCTTCCTACGTCTCACTCCGTTGGGTACCAGTTCGGTGCAAAGCGTGGGCAATTGGAGTTGACCGCAGATCCAAGATCTGCTATGCTAGCAGCATGGAACATCCGCTGATTGGTCCCCTCACTGATCTCACCGAAGAGCAACTGCTGACCAAAATCGCAGAGCTGAATCAAAAACTCAATTTTGTTGCCAGGATGGGCAATGGCACCATGGCCAACCAGATCAGGATGGCCCTGGAAAGCTACCAAAATCGCTACCGAGAGTTGGTTGCCCAGAATCGCAAAACAGATGGTGTGAACTTTGACGACAAGATCGACATACAATGAATGTTAGACTGCGATACAACACAGACATGCTGGGTGCCGTCTACTTCGATGGCCGTTTGCAGATCAACAACTACAGCATCAACCTTGGCATGGTCACACAGGTGACCGACAATGCCGAGACCAATGTGGCAGTGGAACGGCTGAAATGCATGCTGCAGCACGAGCTACAAGGCATGGTCTGGTTCCACCAACGACACGCAGCACAGGCCAAGATCATGGCTGATCTGGGCACCAGAGTGGCAATCTTGCCCGAGGAACCCGTTGACCAAGTGATTGGTATGGTGCTATACTGCAAGCTCAATGCTGTGATGGAGGGTCGGGTCTTGGTGACCAATCTTGACATCGCCAGTGTACTGGGCGACTGGATTTGGTACAGCCACGATGAATCCGAAAATCTCGGACCTTTGCAGACGCCGGGTTGGTGGACGGATGCCAGTCCCAGCACAGATTCCAGCGATGACATCACAGCCGACAACGTAGTAACCATATGCCAGCGACGCTGGCACGAGCATGATCTCAACTGGCCCAGCGAGGCCGCTGACATGGATGACAATCGAGTGGTTTTAGCCCGCTTTCCACGACATGAAAAATGATCACTATGGCAACATGATATTTGGTCAGAGAGATCTCTTTGACATGGCCATGCAAGGCAGATCGTTGCCAGATATCCCTGGAGTGATCGTGGACACAGATGTGGATATCACGGCCGCTATTGCTGTGCTGGAGGATCCAGGATTGCTGGTGACCTGGCGAGAGCCGCCCGATCCTGACAGGAGCGTGGCCGAGTTTGATCGCGAACAGCAGAGCCACTGGTACATGCCCCAAAGCTATCGTGACATGGATATCGCAGCGCATGTGCTGGGTCTCTGTGACAGCGATGCCGAACTGCAGCGCTGTGGGCAAGAATTGTTGTTGTTCCAGCAAGCAGGTCTATTTGATCTCCTGCGCTATCTACGCTATCTAGTAGATGTGATGCGTGAGAATCGTGTGATTTGGGGTGTGGGCCGAGGATCAAGCGTGGCCAGTTTTGTGCTCTATAAACTGGGAGTGCATAGGATCGACAGCCTCTACTATGATTTAGATCCCCATGAGTTCTTGCGTTAAATATAATTTTAGAGGAGCATGTGATGACTCATCGAGTGTACAAAACCGCCGGAGGCAAACAGCTGGATCTTGGCAAACTGGCCTTGAAAAACGAAACCGAGCGTGCTGTGGGCAACATGAAAGTGAACGCACGCGGCGACATGTTGGATGATGCAAACCGTGTGATCGCCCGCAAAACCGACCAAGTAAACCGACACTACAACAAACAGGTAACTAAAAAAACATGAGCAAGCTGGCCTACGCACCACACCAGATCCGACGCGAGCAGTTTCGTGCCTTGCATGACTGGATCATAGTCACGGACATGGAGTTCCAGGAAAGATTCACACAGGGTGGCATCATCCTGCCCAACGACAACGGCAAAGGTACCGGCATCCGTCCTCGATGGGGACAGGTCTATGCCACAGGGCCCGAACAGAAAGATGTCACAGTGGGTCAATGGATCTTGGTAGCACATGGCCGATGGACCCGCGGTCTAGATGTCGAAGATGAGACCGGGCGGCACACTGTGCGCAGGGTAGATCCCAAAGATATCCTATTGATCTCCGACGATCAACCACAGGACGACACCATGAGTGACGCGGTGCACATCGAACAAAAACCCGACTACATGTGCCACACATGAAGCAGGACTGGGACGTAGGTGATGTACTGGCCCAGCTGCGGCGCTGCCATCGAGCGGCGTCCAATAACTGGGACACGGGATATGTCCAATGGCCTTGCAAACAAGACCTGTATCAAGTAAAATTTGCTGTAGATGAGATGTTGAAGAACACGCCCACCTTTTCTGGCGAACAGGAATGGCTGGAAGAACAATCCAAGAAACAAGTCTGGAACGCACTCAAACAATGAAACAACTCTGGGTAGAGAAATACCGTCCCAGCACAGTGGACGGCTATGTTTTTGTTGATCAAGATCAAAAAGAGCAGGTCATGACCTGGATCCGCGATGGCTCCATACCGCATCTCATGCTGAGCGGTGCAGCTGGCACAGGCAAGACCACCTTGGCCAAGATGCTGATCGCCGAGCTGGGCATCGACGACTACGACGTGATGTATGCCAATGGATCCAAAGAAGCCAGGAAAGTGGCCTGGGTAGATCGCTTGATTTCATTCTGCGAAACCATGCCATTTGGCCGTTTCAAAGTGGTGTTGATCGACGAAGCTGACTACATGAACAAGGATTCGGTACAGCCGGCCCTGCGCAATCTCATGGAAGACTACAGCCAAAGCGTGAGATTTATCCTGACCTGCAATTACCCGCACAAGATCATCCCGCCCATACACAGTCGATGCCAAGGATTCCACATCACCAAGACCGATCACACCGAGTTCACGGCCCGGGTGGCCACGGTGCTGGTCACAGAAAACGTGGAATTTGAACTCGACGTCCTGGATACCTATGTCAAGGCCACCTATCCTGATCTCAGGAAATGCCTCAATCTCGTGCAGGCCAACAGCCAGACCGGCCGTTTAAATGCACCGCGCGAAGCTGACGCCGGCCTGCGCGATTGGAGACTCGAAGCCGTTGAACTGTTCAAACGCGGTGAAATACGAGCAGCCAGGAACATCATGTGCCAGCAGAGTTCGCCTGAAGAAGCCGAAGACATATTCCGTTGGATGTATGACAACCTGGACCTCTGGGGTGCCACTCCCGAGCAGCAAGATCAGGCCATCGTGATCATACGCAATGGTCTGGTCAACAACAACTCCGTGGCCGATGTGGAAATCAATCTTTCGGCCACTCTGATAGAACTGGCACAAATACAATGAGATACATGATCATCACTTATTTTCGCAAGGCCGATGGACGCATCGACGAATCCGTGGCCGTGGGTCGCAGGCTTAAAACACGAGATCTGCAGAGCGGCAGCGTGATCATCGACTTTCGAGATCGCACCATCGTCAAGGCCAGCCTGCAAGATGCGTCGGTGCCCAAGGACTGGCAGCGCATCGTTATGTATTATCAGCAGCATTATCGAGAGCTGATAGATCAGCTGGCTGCGGCCAATGGTTATCAACTAGAAGTCAAAGAAGCCGACAATGCCACAACATAACATTGACTCCAGAGATCTCATCCTAGTCGACTGCGACGGCGTGCTCCTGAACTGGGAGTATGCGTTTGCGGTGTGGATGGAAGCACACGGATTCGAAAAAACTCCCGGCGCCAATTGGATCTATGACATCGGCGAGCGCTATGGCATCGATCGTGCCCAGAGCCGGAAACTGGTCAAGATCTTCAATGAAAGTGCAGCCATCGGATTCCTGCCAGCGCTGAGAGATGCGGTGTACTATGTGAAACGCCTGCACGAAGAACACGGATTTCGGTTCCACTGTATCACCAGCCTCAGCCAAGACCGTAACGCAGCCAAACTCAGAGAAATGAATCTAGCCAAGCTGTTTGGAGATCAGGTATTTGAGCACATCGAGTGTCTGGACACCGGCGCCGACAAAGACTCGGCCTTGGAGCCCTATCGCGATTCCGGCTGCTGGTGGATCGAAGACAAGCCAGCCAATGCCGAAACCGGCGCACGCATGGGTCTGCGCCCCATACTCATGGAACACGGGCACAACATGGATCATGAGTGCCCGTGGCCTTTGGTCAAGAACTGGCGTGAGATCTATGATCTCATCGTGGTTCAGTCCTGATAAAGCTCTAACACACTTCCTATGATGGGGTGACGCTGTACATCGCGCGATTCCAGCCCGCACACTGCTATGCCAGTCACGGGTTGACTCTGGAGGCGCTCGCAGAGGTCCAAAAGGCCGTTCTGCCCTGTGGCACGGTCAGCCTGCTCGACATCTCCGGTGATCACTATCTTTGAATCCTGTCCTATGCGGGTCATCAGCATCTTGGCCTGTGCCGGTGTGGCATTCTGCATTTCGTCTGCGATTATCCATGAGCGTTTAAAGGTCCGACCGCGCATGTAAGCCAGAGGCGCTATTTCTATGACCTGATCTTCGAGCATGGCCGAGATGTCCTGTGGACGGTAATACTCCCGCATGACGTCCAGCAAAGGACGGGTCCAGGGTTCCATTTTGGCTATGAGATTGCCGGGCAGGAAACCATGTTGTTCGCCCTCGACACCCACTGCGGGGCGGGTCATCACTATCCTTTCGCATTCGCCCGCCCGTAATGCCTTGACTGCGGCCAGCATGGCCAGATAGGTTTTGCCTGTGCCTGCTGGTCCTGCTGTGACTACGATGTGCTGATCGGGATCTTGCAGGGCCATGACCAAGCGTTCCTGGTTGCGTGTGCGTGGCACGAGTTCTATGCGTCGTGCCACTGACCGCGGAGCCGGGCTAAATGCTATGGTGTTTTCTGCCACTGCTTGATTCATCCTTTTTTGTGCCTTTTGTGCTCGTTGTCTGCTCAAGTGCGATTCTCCTTTGTGATCCGGCTGGGCCGGACATGGATATTTACGGACTGGTCTCAGCCACATAAACAGGTACTATTCTGGCTGACTCAGGTCACTAAATACTGACCCGGCCGGAGCCAAAGCCAAAAACAAGCATTGTCGATGCATGTATAAATACATGATCATGGACAAAGAGCTCTTTAAGGACAACTCAGACTACTGGCAAGTCGCCGAACTCATCCGCGACATCTACCAGAGTGAAGGCACCATCACCACGCTCTTGGATTTTGAGCGTGTGCTGGACGAAATGGACCTGTATGCATTCCGCAACTGGGAGATCGGCGAGCTGGTAGCCGGCCCCGAAATCAGCAAATATCGCGTGGCCTGCACGTTCATGTGGCCCGAGCGGCTCATGCCTGATCCGCGTGGCGGAGCAAGATTATTGCCCTTCGACTGCGAGATCAGCTATCGTAGGGTGATGATGAAGATCCCCATACGCATCAAAGATCCTTCGGACTACATCCCTGGTACCATGAAAGCCAGGATCGTGGAAAAACCCGTGTGGCTGGTGGAGATCGTCATGCCCAAGGCCTTGATGAACGACATCCGCACCGGCAGCGTGGATCTCGAAGATCAAGAAATCGATCTCGAAGACCTCGATGCGGCCTACGAACAAGATCTAGATCAAGACGAGACCCAAAATGATGCTCAGGCCAATCAGGCCCAGCAGAGCCTGAACCAAGGAGCGCCCGCCAATGTTTGAACACCTCATGGAAGGTCTGCAATACCGAGATCTTGACGGCATGATGAAGCCCACCATCCATGTGGACGAGTTTGCTGCCAAGATGGGCGACGACGATGACATCATCGTCGTCAGTTTTTTCGTGCGTGACCAGCAGGCCGCCAAGGATCTAGTCAGCTGGTTCGAGCGCGGCTATGACTTTGTGCTGGATGCCGATCGCAGTCCTGGAGAAATCAAGCCCAACCGCTATCTTGTGTATGTGGAAATCCGACGCCGCAGTGCTGCCCCCCAACACATACAGCGCCTGCTGGAAGATCTGGGCACGCTCACTGAGTTTGACGTGGACGACTGGCAGATGCATTACAAAGACAAGAATCACGCCTGGAGCGAAGACACCTTCGCTGCTCTGGTGCCGCTCACGCCCGATGCCTATCGCCGTGACAACGACCAAGACCTCAATGAGATGCGGGTGGCCGCGGGTCTAGACACGCGCCGCATCTACAGCGACACGGCCGAAACTCGGGCTCTCAAGGCCGCTGCAGGCATCATATGAGATATCGTGAAATCCTGGAAGCCTGTTGGACCGGCTATCGTCAGCAAGGCATGAAGAAAAAAGGCAGCAGGATGGTGCCCAACTGTGTGGCTGTGAGCGAGGCCGAGCTGGAAGAAGATCTCAAAAAGTGGTTCCGTGAAAAATGGGTGAGATTTGGCCCTGACGGCAAGATCCGTGGCGCCTGCGCTCGTGGTTCCAAATCCGAAGGCAAGCCCAAGTGCCTGCCCCAGAAGAAGGCACATGCCTTGGGCAAAAAAGGTCGTGCTTCGGCCGCGGCCCGCAAACGTAGACAAGATCCCAACCCCGAAAGACGTGGCCCTGCCAAGAACGTGGCCACCAAACGCTCATGATACTAGACCAACTGTTTGAAGACCCAAGATCGCGACGCTTGTCGGCCGAAGAAAAACTGCAACGTGCCATCGAGCGCGAAAGGGCCCGTAATCCGCGTCCAGGGACCAGTCACTTAGATCGCTTGCTGGCTGCTCAGCGTGCTGCCGATGCTGCCAAACGCCGAGACCTGGTCGAATTCGCACCTGACAGCAGCGGTGACGATGGCGGCGACGATGGATTCAGCGAAGAAACACTTAAAAAGTTTGCGGCACAGTGGTATAATGGCGACGAAGATCCTCAAGTAGAAAAGACCTTGATGGCCGCAGGTTGGGAAATTGGTCAAGACGAAGGCTACGACGACGAACCTGGTGTGTTTGTAGTGCAGGCAGGTGACATCAATGGCCACAGTTTTATCAGTTGGCCTGCCAACGAATTACGACAAGGTGTGGCGGAAGGCTCCGAGCAATATTACGCTATCGTCCATAAAGTAAACAACAAACCACTAAGCACACATCGTAATTTGGAATCAGCCAAAGATGAATGGCGTGGTTTAGATCAAAATCAAAGACAATTTTATAAAGTAGTTACTACTAAAAAAGCGCCAAAAGATTGGTCAATGAAAGAACAAGGTGTCTCGGAAGGCATAGATCCTTACCGCTTGGAACGACTAGATCCACAGACACGCAGGGTGTTGATTCGCATGGGCGATCATAAAGATCCCGGATCATGGCTCAGTGCCTCAGAAGCCTATGCCATGATGCTGGGCCTACAGTACAAGAACCGCGATCCCCGAGGCTGGGAACAAGAAGTCCAGCATTATGTGGACCTTTATCGGCAATACAGTGGACAAGGTGTCACGGAAGGCTTTGGTAGCGGTCTAGCCGGCGGCACCTTCGGCTTTTTAGCGGGTATTCCTTTGGCTGCTACGACAGGAATAATTGGTTGGATGTTCGGTACAAGCGAAACGGGTGCCAACGTCTGGTTAGGAACGATGGCTTTATCAACTGCATTAGGATCCTGGTTGGCGAACAAGGCAGACGAAGCAGATAATAAAATAAATTCTTACAGATCCAAAAAAATATTTTCTGTATTCGTGAACGGGAAGAAAATATCAACCAATTTAATGGATTATACAGATGCCGGGAAAATGATAGCAAATTTAGCTAAAAAAGAGCACAATCCTGATACATATTTTACTATCTATGATAATGAAGCAGAAGAAATATCATGGAGGTTTCAAATAAAAGACGATAAGCGTGAAGATGATGGATTAGAAGAAAGCGTCAATCAAGGTGTCTCGGAAGGCTCCTTGAATGAACAGACCACTGAGGGAATCATTTATGCCACTGGACCACGATCCATGGGTATCAACGATGTTGACTTGGTTTTCAAAAATCTTAGAACAAATAAAATCGTAGCATCAGTGGTGGGCAACAATGACCATGGTGGAATTTACGAAATAAGAATCAATCAAAATGGCGTCAGCAAAGGGCCGCCCAACTTTGTGGCCCGGGGCAATCCCCAGAACAGCAGTGATGAACATGTGGTATATAAACTGGATCCCACCAGTGGTAAAACTGGCTCTACTATACGCAATGGCTTTGATGAAGAGAATGGCACTTACTATGGTATGACCATGGAGTTCGTAGGCGACGATGACTACTGGTCATTCTTGGAAAACATCATCGGCGATATCATGTGGGAAGACGATGCCATCGAAGCCGGTTATGTTGACAGATTAAACAACGGTGATCTTGTATTCACAAAACAGCAAGGCGTATCAGAAGGCAGTCGTGAGCATGGCAGTGCCTATGACCGCGGTGCTGCTGATTCTTGGTATGGCAGGCCCTACAATCCACAAAAATACAGCGATGCTGCGGCACAGGCCGAGTACAAGGCCGGCTACGATGAAAACGAAAGCCAGGCCAGCATGCGCAAAGACTACGACGATGACCGTGATCTTGACCAGGATCGTGACCAGTTGGACGAAGATGGACGCACTGTGGAAGTGGTGGTCAGTGACGGTACCAAGCGATATCAGCGTCGTGTTCGAGTTGGCACCAACACCAAAAATCTCGAATCTTCCATCGTGAAGTACTACCAGAAACTGGGACTGCCAGTGATCAGCATCGACGGAAAAAAGGTTTCTGCTGCTGTGGCCGAAACCAATGATAGTCGAGTTTTAGACCGATACATGAGCGTGGAAGTCATCACCAAAGGTGGGCGCCGAGAACGACGCCAGGTACGCCTGAGTTCGACCACACAAGACCCCATACGTGCCATCATGTCCCACTACGCTCGTCAGGGCATGGAACTGTATTCGGTGGATGGTCGCAGAGTGGGAGCCGGTTCATTGGCCAAAAACGAATCACGCATGAGTTGTCCTGAATGTGGTGGTCCCATGTTCAAGAGCCGCTTCATGGCCGAAGAGCAGGATGCCTGTTATCACAAAGTGCGCAGTCGCTACAAGGTATGGCCATCAGCCTATGCATCGGGCGCCCTGGTGCAGTGCCGTAAAAAAGGTGCTGCCAACTGGGGCACCGGAGGGAAGAAAAAATGAGAGAACTGATCAGCTTCGTAGAAAATGTGCAGCGCGGCTGTCCACCGGCCACACAGAGCATCGATCTCAATCTAAAAAATCGCAAAAAAGCCATCGATGAGTACATGTACGGGCCCTTGGATCCCAATCAACCCAATCGCGAATACTGGAGCAAGATCGCTGCAGAATGGAACATGGATGACATCGAGCAGGCACAGTCAGCTCGCTGCGGTAACTGTGCGGCCTTTGACATCACTGAAAAAATGCAGGACTGCATAGCCCGCGGTATTGGCAGCGAGCCCGGCAGTGATCCACACGACACCATAGATGCCGGCACCTTGGGCTACTGCAAGTTCCTCAAATTCAAGTGTGCTGCCTTGCGCACCTGTTCGGCCTGGGTGGAAGGTGGACCCATCCGAGACTAGCCATGCGAGCCCGTGAGTTTGTCCAAGAGAAAATCAACTCTGACATACTTGATCCCAAGTTCTTTGCGGAAAAAACCGTGACCATCAAGGGTGAACCTTTCGTGCTCAAGGCCCAGGCCATCGACAGCAAGATCATTCCACAGGTCAGGATCGAAGCCATCGATCCCAATGGAAAGAGCGTGGGCTATGTGCGGTTCGTGGTACACAACGCTGATCAACCCAGCCGTTGGTTTCAACGGCGAGAAGAACCCTATCTTTCGGCCGGTAATCTTTCGGTGTGGAATGAATATCAACGTCGCGGCATAGCATCGGCCATGTACAACTTTGCTCGCGAACTGGGCAATGACATCCAGCCCAGCGGCACACAGACCGATCAGGGTCGCGCATTCTGGCAGGCCGGTGCTGGACAGGCCGAAACTGAAAAATTAGAAGAGCTGTCGTTCCTGGGCAGTGAATGCACCAAAGACTGTTCGGGTCATCGCGCTGGCTACGAATGGTACGCACAGAACCAGCGCCAGCCACAATCGGTCAGCGCCAGTTTCAACAAAGGCGCTTACCTACGCAGCCAAGGCCGATAGATCACTGTTTGGTATACACAAAGTAAAGCCGGCCATTGGCATCACGTTTGAACACATCCAGATGTAGACCATACTGATCGGCAAACTCACGCACGATCTCAAAGCTCCAGGGAAAGATATCCACGTAAGGTCCGTTCTTGTGTGGGATACCCGGGTTGGCCCGGAGATAGAATCGTCCGCCCGGAGCCAGCAGATCCACGCAGTGTGCGAATCTCTGCTCGATCTCATCGCGGCTGTTGAAGTTGATTGACCCCAGCGCTATGATCACATCATGGCTGGCCGCAGGCACACGATATTCCAAGATGTCCACTTCATAATCGGCCTGATCGTTGTAAGGGTCAATGCCAATGATGTTGTTGATGCGACCCTTGAAAGGATGGTATCCACAGCCCACGTCCAACACGCTGCGTGGTTCAAGGGCATTGATTTCATCCACCAGAGCCCAGCCTGTGTGTTCATACTCGTTGGTCCTGGGCTTCCAGATTTCCGAAAAGAATCGATGCGTGTAGCGCTCACTGAGATCGGCCGTGACTTCGGCCACGGTGCCCACATAGTCGGAATCCAGGGCCAGTTCGGCGGTCATGGCATCGCGGAACTTGCGGTAGCGTGCCGGAGTCCAGGGCAAGGCGTCGATGCGAGTGCGGGCGTCTAGAGTGTCGCGCACAGATCTATGCCGTTCGAGATTGAAAGCCTGTTGTAGATTTTCTGTGAGCAGGGCAAAAATTTTGGTGTTCATAAGAAATTTTCTCTCTGATAAATAATTTTACGCAAACCAAGCAAAAATTTCTCTTGCTGCCTGGTTTTCTTGTAAGTATGTAGCATTCATTAACTCAAGACCTAAAAAACATGGAATTCTATCTCTGGTTGTTGGCAGGAACCTTGTATGGACTGATCATTGGCCTGATTCCAGTGGCCGGTGCCACCACGGGACTAGTAGCAGTGTTTTCGTTCATACACATGTTCATGGCCGCAGATCCCTATGCCGGTGTGGCCTTTACCACGGCCTTGGTGGCAGCGTCGGCGCTGGGCGACAGCTTTGCGTCAGTGACCATGAACATACCCGGGGCCAACGGCAGTGCTGCCACCATGGTGGCAGCAC